AGCCACACCCTGGAACATACCGACGGCGGTGTCGAGTTTCCTGGTGTCGCTGGCGAAGTAGTTGACGTTGGCGCGGGCGTCGGCGATGGCGTCGCTCAGACCGCCTGCGTACTCGCTCAGACGCTGGAACTCATCGGTGTTGTCGAGTCCCTCGAACTTCATCTCGCTGAGGATTTTCTGCATCTCACGCAGCTGGCGGTTCAGCGGTTTCCCGCTCTCGGCTATCTTTGCGAACTGCTCGCCGTACTTTCCGCTTTTGCGCAATTCGTCACCCATCGAGGATATCTGCTTGCCTGACTTGTCGCTGGCCTTGCCGGTCTCCTCTATCGACTTGCGGGTGACGTCGATGACGGACTTGCCGTCAACGTCTATCTTGACTGAGTATTTTATGTCATTCTTTGCCATTGTCCAATAGTCTGGGGTCTATGCGCTCCATCAGCGCGTTATACTCTTTCATCGCCTCCTCACGGGAAGGGACCGGCCTGCTCTCCTTCGGCTTGTCGTCCCACGGGAACTTGAGCAGTTCCTTCGGAGGTATCCTCTTACGCACATGCGGCTGGATGCAGATGGATGCAAGCATCCGTGTCCGCTCCCAGCCGTCACGTAGCAGTTGTTCCTGATGTCTCTCATATGCCCTCGCCACCGCAGTGTACTCGTCCACGTACATGAGGCGGAACTCGTCGGGCCTGAGCCCTATCACACCCACGGCGTGGCCGTAGATGTCAAGGATGTCGGTTATCTCTTCTCCATCGTCATTTTTTTTTGCTCCTGCTGGCCTTCCACCATCAGCTGGATGACAGCAAGAAGCTGGTCCTCGTCAACGGCGTCGGCGAAGTCCATCAGGGTGAACGGGAAGTCTATGCCCTCACGGGCGCACGCGCTCTTGGCACAGCACCAGATGAACACGCACATGTCAGAGGTGCTCGTCAGCTGAGGGTCACGACCTGTCTCTTCCTTGAAACGGAGAAGCGCACCCATGGTCGACTTGCATGGGTACACCTTTCCGTCTATGTTTACTTCAAACTTTGTCATGAAGCGCGTCGTTTTTGGTTATTCGCTTGGCTTTCCGGGGTACGCTGTCGGTTCGCCGTCGTTCTCAAGGCTGATGCTGTAGGTGGCGTCGTCCTGGGCGGGGCTCGTCTCCTCGATGCTCGTGATGACGAAGTTTCCGCTGAGATACGGGGTGGAGTCACCGCTGCGGAGGAATCCGAGCACTGCCACGCTTGTGCCTGCGCCCCACAGTGCGCTGAGCTCGGTGAAGCCGTTCTCCGCCTCGCCAGTGTAGCGGAGACCTTCCGCGCTGATGGAGATGCTGAGGCCTGTCACACCCTTGCCTTTCCACAGTCCGCTCGTGGCCGTGGCCGACGCGGCGGGCTTGAAGGCGCGCTCCTTGGTCTCGGTGTTGAAGGTCAGCGTGTGGCTGGTGCAGTGACCGATCGCCTTGCCGCCGACACTGAGCAGTATGTTACTGCCGTTTATGAAGTTGTCTGCTGCTGCCATTTCTTATCAGATTTTGATGGTGAAAACTAATTCCTCGACGATGTGGCCTTCCTCGTCTCCGTATTCCCTGGAGTCCGAGAACAGGCACGAGCGCATCACGATGCCGTCTTCCTCGCTCTCGTAGGTCTTGTAGTCAAGAGCCGCTCGCACCGACTCACACAGACGGGCGAGCTCGGTGTAGTGGTCTGCGTCCCAGTACACGGCGACCACCATGGTGGCGGTCTCGGAACCGACACAAGCCTTGGTGGGCCGGTGGTCCACACGCTCACGGTTGAAGCAGATGTACGGAAGGCTGACGTCACCCTCGTCGTCCCTGATGATGACGGGGAAGACCTTGGACACTGACTGACGGACTGTATCGTCTGCCATCAGAAGGTCGTATACGGCTATGCCTGCGCTTAGTGTTGTTGCCATTTCGTCTTTGTTTTATCCGTTGTTCCTTGACACCCTGTCCAGTGCCTTCTCGACTTCCTTCAGGGTCTCGCTGACCACAAGCTGGGTCATCGACGGCTCTGAGTTGGTGAGGAAATGGGAGGGACGGACACTGCCTGTGTTGTGCGACCTGCGCCGTCTCGTGCCTCTCGTCTTCCTCGGGTTGGTTCCGAACTCCTGCCACTGGAGGATGGGGAGCTTGCGGTGTGTCCTGCCGTAGAAGCGGTTCTTGTGCATGCCTTTCTCGCCTGCGCCAGATCCGGTGGCTCCACGCCGCCCTCTCGCCGTGACAAGGAAACCTCCTCCGCCTGAGTAGACATGGACGCGCAGACCGCTTTCCCAGTCCGACTTGTCGCCCCGCACGTCGAAGTTCTTGCTACGGAGGGCAGACAGGGCTATCTGACGGGCACGCTCGCCGATGGCGGCGAACGACTGCCTGATGCCGTCACGCAGTGCACCTGGCTCAAGGTCACGCAGAAGTCTGTCGAGGTTCTGGCTGAACTGCTGGTATGTCTGCTCGTTGGTCATGTCAGTCGTTGAAGCGGTCACATACGAGGGTCGCCATGCCGAGCTCCAGGTTCGGGATGATGCTGACGACGGTGTAGACGGCGGGAAGCCCCACCTGCTGCACTCGCCAGCCCTCGGCTATCTCCGAGGTACGGTATCTCCTGATGGTGTACTCGACGGTGTAGTCGGAGGAAATCTCGGCATTCTGGCTGGTGCGCCTGCCTGTACGCTTGTCAAGTTGGGCGGACACGGTGCCTGCCTCCACCCACTGGGTGGACTTCTCACCGAACCGTCCCGTGTTGTTGACGGGGCGCAACAGTCTCAGCTTGTATTTCATTCCTCCTGCTCTCACTCGCTCCCGGTTGTGGTGTTGGACAATTTGCGGTAGGACGCCATGATAGTGAAGAATCCGAACGGCACGGGTCTGCGCTGGACGTTGCTGTCCGACTCCCTCTGCTCGTAGAACGAGGAGGCGAGGGAGAGGATGGCTTCCTTCACGTCATCCGGCAATGTGCCGCCACCTTCCTCGACGAGCTCGTCGTAGGTGCGGTGGACGTAACGGAAGGCGTAGGACTCGGCGGCGTCGAGACACTGCTGGAGCTTCGCGTCCTCGCTGTCTCCCGCGTAGTCGTCTATGCGGGCGTGCTGTTTGAATTCATCAAGGCTTATCTGTGACATCTTACTTCGGGTGTTTATGGAAAATAGGGAGCGGACTTATGCCCGCTTCCCTACGGACGATTAGAGAGAGTTTATCAGGATGCTGCGTGGGTGAGGATGGCGAATGCCTCCTGACGGAGCACGGTGATAGCGTAGTCTGCGTTGATGACGAAGTCAACGGCGTTCTTACGTGCGAGGGTGTAAGGGTCGATGATGAAGGTCATGTCGCCGAACAGGCCCTGGGGCGCGTACTTGAAGGCGCCGAACATCACGGTCTCCTCTGCGACGTGGTTTGTGGAGAACACAGGCACGCCGTTGATGGTTCCGTTGGTGATGACGGCCTCGTTGGCTCCCTGCCACTTCGGTGTGCCCTCGAGCAATGCCTTGGTGGACTCGCTCATCACGTAGCACATGCCCTCTGCGTACACGTTCTCCTTCAGCACGGCTGCCTTCAGGGCGATAAGGTCTGCGAGGGACGGTGCGGTCTGGGCTTTCGCATAGGTGAGCTTGTGGGCTGTGGCGAGGTTGGTGAGGATGAACGGACCGACAAGGTTCGTCGCTCCTGTTACTGCGGTTGTCGAGAACATGATCTTGTTCATGAGCTCGCTCATCGCCATCGGCATGTACTGGGTTGCCACGAGGGTAATGATGTCGTCGGTCTCGGTGATGGCCTCACGGGTGATTGGCACTGCGACTCCGATGCGCTCAGGTTTCGCAACGAGCTTGCTGATTGGAATCCGAGTGTCGCCAAGGGCTGCGCCCTCGTCGTTGATGGTAGCGCTGAAAGACTCGACTACAGGCCACTGGTGGTTGCCTTTCAAGCCCGTCAGAAGAGGTGCGCCGATTGCGCTGAGCACGTTCTTCTTCCACAGCGGCTCCACGATGTCGTGGATGGTCACGGGGGCGGGGTTGGTGCTGGCTGCGGGGTTGGCATAGCCTGAGGCATTACCTCCCCATCCTGATACGACGGCACGGCTGATCTTGAGCTCGATGCGCTGGTTCTTGCTGATGGCCTCGCGAATCTGCTCGTTGGCACTCTTCATGTCTGCCTGACGGGCTACCTCCACGGTCGGAGTGTTCGCCTTGACCTTCATCTCGAGGATGTTGTTGTCACGGGCGAGAACGTCGCTCTCGGCCTTCTCTGCGTCGGTCAGGTCACGGCCCTCACGCTCGCACGCTGCAACAATCTCCTTCATTCTGGCCTTGTTGGACTCGATGGTCTCAAAAGCCTCGCGAAAATTGAATTTCTCCATAAAAACAATCTTTTTGAAGGGGTTAATAATATTTTAATAAATACTTTTCATAAACTTCTCACTGCGGGCTATGCGCTCGCGAAGTGTAGACAGGCTTTCACGGCTGACCACTTTCTTCTCGGGGTCTTCCGCGTTGTCCGCCTCTTCTTCGTCTGATGCGTTCTCAGACGTTTCTGTATCGTCGGCGGTGGATTGCTCCACTCTATCCTCTTCGGGCTCTTGTGGCTCATCTGAGGGGGTGTTTCCGGTGTCTTCTGGCTCTCCTGTGCCTTCCCCCTCGACAAGACCGCCGTCGAGGGCCTCACGTCTCGTGACGTTTGTCTGCTCATAGGCTGGGTCGGGGGTTACTGTGAAGTCGTACACGTGGTCGATGCGGTGGACATGGCGCAGGGCGAGAGTCTCGCCACCTTCCTTCACACTCTCGTAACTGACCGCACCGCCGTCACGGCTCTCGTCGGTGGAGTAGATGAAGGAACACCCCGTGATGTCGCCACGGCTTATCAGCTCAAGAGCCTTGTCGCCGTCAGAGGTGTTGGGCATCTCGGCCCAGTAGCGCACGCCGACTTCATCCACCTCGTAATGCAAAGTACCCTGACCCTTGTTGCTCCTTGCCAGTATCAGCTGGCGGTCATGGAACATGGTAAGCTTGATGTCCTGAGCGTCGAGCATCTCACGGGAAACACTCCCAGGCTCGAGAACTTCGTAGTAAAGCTCGCACCAGTCACACAGAAGACGGGAACGGACGCCGAACTTCAGGGCATAGCCCTCTATCGTACGGCTCTGCTGACCGTCCACCTCCCTGACCTTTAGGTCGCCGATGTATGCTATCTGCTGTCTTTTCATATCTCTTCGTTTTCGGTGTTGTCTGTAATGGGGTCGGATTTCCGGCCGCTCAGTTTCTCACTGCCTATCTCGGCGAGGTTGGTGCTCAGGTAAACGGTGTCGCCACTCTGAATCGGTGGCTGGTTCTCCATACGGCGCACGTCGTTCACGGTGAACACACCGTTCTGGATCATCTTTGCCTCGTAGTTGGCCATGCTCTGCAAGTCCATGGAGTATATCTTGCGGCGGTCGAACTGAAACCTGCGCTTGCAGCAGAACGACGGGGGCACCAGCTTGCGCTGGAACTCGCACTCGACAGCCTTCAGTATGCGGTCGAGGGTCTGCGACAGGAACACGGACTCGTCCTGCTCTGGCGACTTGTAGTTGCTGCTGCCGGCCTCTCCGAGGTAGGAGAGTGGAACACCCGCCAGCCTCGCTATCTCATGTACTGCGAACTTGCGGGACTCCAGGAACTGCATGTCGGCACTCGTGGAGGAGAGGGTAGTGAAGCCGGCAGAGCCAGGCATGGCAACGATGCGGGTGCCGCTCTTGAACATCTCGTCGGTGCTCTCCGCGAGTCTCGCCAGCTCCTGGTCTTGATACTCGCCGAGTCCTCTCAAGCCTGTCTTGTCGTTGCTGATGATGCCACGGACGGCTCCGCCCTTGTCGAATCGCTCCAGTGTCTCTCTGTCGCCTGTGGCGATGATGCTCAGGGCACGTGCGCCCTGCATCCATAACGGGATGCCCTTGCGCCCGTCTGTCGAGTTGAAGGAGAAATGGAGGATGTCCTTTTCCTCGAAGTCGCCCATGACACCGTTGAAGCCGTCGGTCACGTGGTACTTGCTGTTCATCTCGTCGTAGGCGACACTGCCTCTCGACAGGAGCACGAGCTCGGCGGCCTCGGGACGGCCTGACAGTATGCGCGGATACACGTAGGCGTTGCCGTCATGAAAGGCGCGCCACACAAGCTGGAACTTGAAGTCGTAGGCGTTCATCCGCTGCATCGGCTCGACACTCAGCAGGTAGTGGTAGGGACTCTTCTCGTCCTCAACGTAGATTCCACCCTGCCTCTTGAGGTATTCCAGCGGCAGACGGGCCACACTCCCCGCCAGCACGTCGAGGGCGCGCTTGTAGGCCGTGACCTCAAGGGCGAAGTCACCCGTCACACACACGGAGGCGGTGCCTCCGCCGAATGCGACAGGGGTACCGACGATGTTCAGGTTGGCTTCCCGTTTCCTGGGTTTGCCGAATATGTAGTCTAAAAAACCCATGAAATGTACCTAAAAACAATCTATTTTTTTAATTTTGTGCAAGTTACGACTTTTTGTTGAATTAACCAAATATTTTTTGAAAAATTTTTAAATTATTTTCATTTCTCGTTGATTATTAAGTATTTATAAGTTTAAATTAAACCTTTACTTCAAATAGTTACACTGGTTTATTAAAGTAAAGCCCCGCACATCTCTGCGCAGGGCTCATCACAATGTCTAATCAAAACAAAATGAACAAAAAAGTATTATGCCGTCAATACTGGAGCATGTCGGCGAGACCGATGGTCATCAGCATCGTGATGGTCCCGTCTATCTTCCTCGTCGGGCTCGCCTTGATGGGCTTCTTGTTGCCGAGGTTGTCGGCGTCAAGGATGCAGTTCGCCAGACAGTAGGAGTTGATGGGGTTGTTGTTCATGGATATCTGAGGGGGATGACGGTATGCCATCATCTCGAAACGCTCGACGGGCTGGTTGAACGAGCCGTAGGTCTGGGTGTACGGCATCAGCTGGTCACGCCCTCCGTAGGCGATGAGGATGTTGGTCAGCTCCTGCGCCTTGTACTTGTCATAGCCTATACGCACGATATTCAGGTTGCGGGCGCGCCTCATGATGTCCTCTGCGATGAGGTTCACGTCTATCACGTCGCCGTCACACAGCTTGAGATGACCGCCGGCGATCCACGCCTCGTAAAGCGTGCGGTTGGGATGGGATGAAAGGGAACCGCGCGGGAAGTAATAGTCCGTA